AGAGCTGCCGATCTGGGCGTAGTCCCCAGAGCTGCCGATCTGGGCGTAGTACCCAGAGCTGCCGATCTGGGCGTAGTTCCCAGAGCTGCCGATCTGGGCGGAGTGCCCAGAGCTGCCGATCTGGGCGTGGTTCCCAGAGCTGCCGATCTTGGCGGAGTCCCCAGAGCTGCCGATCTTGGTGGAGTACCCGGAGGCAACCTCAGACGGCTTTGTTTTCTCGACAAGAAAATCAACGCACGCTTCCACAAATCCGTCAAAATTTAGTTTGGCACCGACGTGGAGCTTGGTTGTGCAGCTCTTGTTCCCACTCGTTTTGGTGTTTCCACCTGCCACAACCTCAGCAAACTCGGAAAATTCGCCGTTATCGTTAATAAGCGGATAGTATTCCAGCACATCCATAGGGTCCAGGCAAAAGTGCATACCGCATTTACAAAGATCGGCTTCAGGCTCCTCGAACGTTGTGTTTTCGGCGTACTGCTTGCCATTACAAACAAGCCCAGGGTTAAACGCCTTGTAACCTTTGATTTCCATTGTGCAGATTCCTCCATTTCTTATTGTTCACCCCGGATTGTCCTGGGGTGCCATTTTTTCTCATCCCGGTAGCGAATAACATCCATCTGCCGTTTCCGGCTAATCTCTACCAGCTCCCGGCGGAACGTTTGGTAGCGTTCACAACTGTCATGACATACGGAATGCCGGTCTGGGCAATCCTTACACGGTGCGTTCATTCTGCTCTAACGCCTCCTTGATTGCCTCGGGACCAGCTGCCCGGATGTACTCTAGCCATGCCCTCTCCCGCTCCTCGGGACTGATAGGGTCAGCCCGGATGATCTCTCGGTCAGACCTGCGTACTTCGATCATTGCAATTGGTCTCCTTCTTCATAGTTTCCTCCATAGCGGATTCAGCCTTTGCCAAAAAGTAACCCTTGTCGAAGTCGGTCATTTTCGGCAGCGCCTTTTTGATGGTGTCAGCCATCTTTTTTTCTTTCTCACTCATGTTGTAGCCTCCTTTTCGGTGGGATTTATGGGATGCGGCGATTCAGGCTCGCCGCTCAGGGCCTTATTTCAAAATGATGTGCAGCCGGTTTTGATTTGCCCAATAGCTCAGGCTCTCAACCGGCTTATCAGCCTGTGACAATAACGTGTCGTTAAACCAGCACCCAACTGCTACGGCGTTATTTTTACTGTCCCGAATGATGATCTGAGTATCATCGGTTATCATCCGGTGACCCTTTAACAGGTCCTCTAGTGTTAAATCATCCATGTGCTTACCTCCACGTGATTTGGTGTTGTTTTCTTTGATTGTCTAAATTATACCTTAGATATTCTAATTTGTCAACAGTGAATTTTAGACTGTCTAAGTTTTTTCTTGATTTTTTTCAAACCTATGCTATAATGGAATCACAGGGAGGTGATCCAAATTAACACGAGGATAAAAAAAGTCCGCAAAGACGCTAAATTAACGCAAGAACAGTTCGGGGATCGAATTGGAATTACCGCAGCGTCGTGCAGCACAATAGAATCTGGAAAATCAAATCCATCTACCCAAACAATAAAATCTATTTGCCGTGAATTCGGAATCCGGGAAGAATGGCTTAGAACCGGGGAAGGAAGCGAGCGTATCGCGCAATCTAAAGATGAGGAAATCAGTAGCTTCCTACATTCTGTGCTGAAGGACGAGCCGGAGACATTCCGCAGGCGGTTGGTTGCAGCTATGGCAAAATGGACGGAGCAGGATTGGGAAAACTTAGCCCGTCTTGCCGAAACCATTACAGAGGGCAAATAAAAAGGAGCGGGTTAAACCCGCTCCCTTTTGCTATGTGTCCCCAGCCGCGCACCGGGTATATAATAATATGAGGTATAGTTCTCGTTCATCGGTGATCCCATCAATAATCCGTTTGATTTCGTCTCTGTATTCCTGTTTCATATGTACCTCCTTGTAAAGTGGTCGATTTTCACCAGTTTGGATTTTCGTTGGGCGCGATAATGGTTTTCTATCCCCATCTTGTTGACGTCAACAAAATGGTCCATATCCGCTTTGCCGACGTTGGCAAAACGATGCAGCTTGGATAAAATCTTGGATAATCTCAGATAGTTAAGTCAAGGTTTAGTTAAGGTTTAGTCAAGGTTGTGTGTAATATCCGGACATTTTGACAATTTGCACAATCGGTACCTTTCCCTTCGTGCTCTTTTGCCCTTGATAAGATTTCTTCTTTTTGGTAGAATCAATCTATCATTTATAAGGAGGAATTACAGAAAATGAAAACATGGAAACTTGTCTCTGGCATTTTGTCAATCGTCCTATGCTTTTTTGTTCTCTTGCAGTCCTGTGCGGCTGGTCTGGGGAACGCGCTGGAAGCAAACGGTGAGGTCAGTGGCTCCGCTGGTGTCCTGGTAGCGGTCATGCTCCTGGTTGGCGGCATTGTCGCGATTGCCACCAGAAACGCAAAGGGCAAGGGCGGCGATATCGCATTGATCGTCCTTAATGGTATCGGTGCTCTCATGGGCTACACCCTGAGCGGCAGCTACAAAGACCTCAAAGTATGGGCAACCTGGTGTTTAGTTTGCGCTGTCCTGGCGATTGTCGCGATTGTAAAAGCCAAGAAGACCGCCGAGGAGTAATGACCTGATCCATGCGCGAATTCTGGCGACAATCCAGATCAGCGTCCGGCGGCTGGGGCCCATCATAGCACTGTATGCAATCACCTCCCGCAGTGCTTTGTTGACATCATCGTAACACAGTTTATATTTCCGGACAATACCATTTATGTGCTATTTCAGCCATGTTTTTGTACTAGAGTTATACATTTTTGGTGTTATTTTGCAATCATTGGGGAATAAAAAATGCCCCCGGTGTACCAGCACCGAGGGCAATACGCAGATATCGGGGGCACAAAATGGAAAGAGCCCAAATTGGAGGAATCTGCACATTTATTATAGCGCAGTGCCTCCGGAATGTCAAACGTTAGGAGGTATAAAATGATACACGGAGCGTATATTCTGGCGCGGTACTCCACCGAAAACCAGTCCGAAGCCAGCATAGAAGTACAGGTTGACCGTTGCACCGAGTGGTGCAATCAGCATAGCATTCCGGTGCTGGACGTGTTCGCAGATCGGGCAATTTCCGGGATGAAAGAGACGCGCCCGGAGTACCAGCGTATGATGCAGGCGTTGTATGCCGGCGGCGCTGACACTGTGGTGATTTATGACCAGTCTCGTATGTTCCGTAATATGGTTTACTGGTTTCAATTCCGGGAGACTCTTCAGCGGATTGGCGTACACGTCGTGTCGGTCACGCAACCTACAGTTGGCGGTGATTTGAGTGACCCGGCTGTTTTTCTCAACGAAGGTGTAACAGCCCTATTTAATCAAATGTGGGTGTTGCAGACACAACAGAAGGTTCGTGAAGGTGTTCGGCAGCGTGCGAAATCCGGCAAGCATACTGGCGGCACTCCGGCTTTGGGTTACCGGGTGGAAAATGAGCGTCTGGTGGTGGACGAAGAGGAAGCGGAAACCGTGCGGCTCATTTTCGGGCTGTATGCTGCCGGGCATGGATATATGGATATCATCCGGGAGTTAAACCGGCGCGGTCTGAAAACCAAACGTGGAAACGCATTTGGGAAAAACAGCATTCATGATTTGCTGAAAAATGAGAAATATGTAGGCAGGGCGCTGTTTGGCGGCAAGCCGGTCAGCTATGACGGAACGCGGAACGCTCACGCCGAGCGTGGGGAGCATCTGGAAATAGAATGCCCAGCAATCGTATCACGAGAGCTATTTGATGCGGTACAAACGAAGTTAAAAGCTAATAAACACCAGAATACTGGGAAGAGGGTTACAGATGTGGAACAGCCGTTAAAAGGGAAAGTGTTTTGCGGAAAATGTGGAGGTGCCATGACGATCCACTATAAATATCCGGAGCGTGGAAGCGCGCGCTATGAATATTATAAATGTGCAACCAAACAACGCGGAAAGGGATGCGCTGGAATGAGCATCCGCAAGGACGAGCTGGAGGAGACCGTAGCAAACGCTGTGCTTACTATGTTGGGCGCTCCAAAGTCCCGCGAGAAACTGCTGGAAGTTCTAAGAGAGCAGCGTGACAATATCGTAAAAACCGCTGAGCCAAAATTAAAAGAATTGCAAAACGAATATGACATACTCACAGAGCAAATTGAAAAAGCTGTGGATGCCGTTATAGCCGGTCTTACAACTCAGGCGCTGATAGAGCGTACAAACGCCCTGGAAATCAGAAAGAATCGAGTTGCAGAGGAAATCAGATTATTGAAATCAAACGTTGAACACTCCGGTCTGAGTGACGAACAGCTCGCTCCACTCCTGGAGAAACTGATAAAAAGTGCAAAAAAAAACCCGGCAGCAATTCTATCAACCGTTGTTAGGGTAGAAGTGTATGAAGATACAATAAAAATTTGGACAATCTTTGACGATGATCCAACCCCAGGGAACAGTCCGGTCACAAAGTCCAATGTTGCGGAGCTCGTAAAATCACCCAATACCGGAAAGTGGGCGTTGGGTACATTTATGGGTACCGCTTCTGGCGTACCAACAAATGTACCCAACATTTCAGTTGTGGTGGCGTTTTCGGTGGCGCGAGAACGTATTAAAATAAGGTGAGGGCTTACAGCCCTCACCTTATTTTTATTCCGCTACAATCCTGTAGTAATACGCTGCCGGTTTGGCTTTTGGCATGGACACTCTTCCAATTACCGATTGGCGATAATCAGCGCCCTCAACGCACTTTCGCTGAGGTCCAGCACCAGATTTTCTCCTTCTCCGGCTTTGCCCTTAAGCTTCCCGCTTTCCACCAGTTTGTCAACCTCGGTACGGTAATAATCCGGCAGCTCAGAGATCAGGTGATAATACCGCTCAATGGGTTGCAACCTGCCATCACTGCCAAGACCAACAACCATGTTGGTCTGCATATCACCGTCAGCACCGAGATAGTAGGTGTCACCGCCTGCCTCAACCTTCCACGCATTTTCCAGCATATAGCCCTCCTTGTCGAAGTAATACCACCTATCCTTGATCTTTGCCCACTGCTCCTTGTAATAGGCAGTGGTGCTGTTGGCGTACCACCATCCCTTGCTGTCTTTGTGCCAGCCGATGGTGTACTTTCCGGTGGTGCCAGTCAGCAGACTTGCATCGCCCAGCACGTTGACATCAAATCTACCAGAGCATCCGGGGATTGTATAGGAGCTACTGTACTGCCAGATTGCCCAGCCGGACGCAGAAGCACTGGACGCATACTGCGCATACCACTGGACGTATTTACCCACCCGGTTAATGTCCACGTACCGGCGCAAGTAGTCCAGATTGTAGTATGTACCGGGCTTATAACCAGCTGCCTTGACAGCCTCACAGAATGCCACGGTGTGGGCGTTGAACGCCTCCTTGCCCAAGGTCACACCCTGCTTTTTGGCGTAGTCCACAGTGTCGTACTCAAAGTCGAAGAATACCGGCAAGGTGATCTTGTCCTTATACGGCTCCAGCAGTTTGAGCACGAATGCCGCCTCATTTTTTGCTCCGGCAGCGTTCAGCGCGTAGGAGAAGTGGTACACACCCACGGGGATGCTCTGCGCCAGTGCTCCCTCCATGTTGCGCTTGAAGTAATTGTCGGTGTGGCTGACACCGTAGCCCGTGCGGATGATGGCAAAACCAATACCCGCAGCCTTGATCTTCGCCCAGTCCAGAGCGCCGTTGTGCTCTGATACGTCAATACCGATAATTTTAGCCATTGTTATCCTCCTTTGCGTCCACTTCCGGCAGACCTGCAATGCTGGTCAGCAGGCTCACAACGCCTGCCAGAGCCGCAGTGCCCACCACGGTCACCCAGTCCACCGCGCCGATGGTCACGGCGGCGGGAATCATCGCTACCGCCGTCTGCGCCACCGTTTTCACGGCGCGGATGCCCGCTGCTTTCCACCACATCTTTGTCTTAATGGTCATGTTTATCATCCTCCAAATCTTTAATCCGATGGTTAATGACTTTGATCTGCTCCTCTACGACAGGCATCCTGCGGGCAAAGCCGTTGTGCTCCCGCACCTCCCGGGTCAGCTCCTCCAGTTTTGTGTCAGTGACCGCCTGTGTCTTTTCCAGATTGGCTCGCATCTCCCGGGCGGTTTTTCGATTTGTGATAACCACACCAATCAATGCAAGCCCTCCGGTAATAAGCGGTGGAATCACCGCAATGATAATTGCTTCCATTTGCCCTTCTCACTTCTTTTCCCAGGCGGCTGCATAGTCGCTGGGGCTATACGCCGTATCCTGCTTGCACAGGTACAGCTTGCCGTCTGTGTAGATCATGTACTCTCCGGCGTGGTACATGTCATGCGCCCCGGTAGGAGCCACATAGTACCGTGCTGTCTCCGGGCTGCTGCCGTGCAGCGGACGGTTAAATGTATACCACGCCGCGCTGTCTAGCTTGATATCCGGGTATACAGCGTTGTCATAGTTCTGGTAGCACTCCCACACCTGATCCTGCGTGGTGTAAATCTCGCCCTGTGTATGGGCGCCAGCTGTCCACTCCGGATAGAGCGCTGCACACTGGATACGATCATCTGCTGTGGTGGGCGTGGAGCCTGCCAACAGCAGCCGCAACGCCGTAACGGTTGCATCCTGTACGCTGTACTCCTGCGGGAGTACGGGGATGGCTTCCACAGCTGCAATTTCCTCGGCGGTCATGTCCCGGAGAACGCCATTGTCGTTTATTTTCATGCTTTGACCCCCATAATAGTGATTGTTCCCGATGCAGTGTTTTCGGTTCCGTCTGCAACTACCGTGTTTATGCGGATACCGTTAACATAACCGCCAGAATACCCAGTGGACGGAAGTTTCCCGGCGCCGACCATTGGTGTCCCTTGGGTCAAAGCTACCGTTGGTCCAACACAGCATGTCATAGCTGGATCACAATCAATAAAAATCAATGTTATCGCACCGTTTGGATGGTTTGCCGTTCCAAATCTATACCCGTTACCAAATGCTTTCCACCCAGTCGTTCCGTCTTTCAACGCGCTTAACTCTATCGTCCTATACACAACGTCAGTTTTAGCAGTATATCTTTCTGTAGCTGCACTATCTGACGCTATTATTAAGATTCTTATTTTTTTGAGGTAGTCAAAGTTCAGCTGGTCAACGACTGCCTCACCAAGCGATATAGTGCCAATTTGTTCCCACGTCTCGCCACCGCTTCCGCCGCTCGGCATATCCACTGCGCTCCACGCCGTCGGTACCCCGTCACTATCCACCGCAGCAATTTTGACGATCTGCCCCACGGTTGCGCCAGTGACATCCAGCCCAGTTCCAGCAGGACCAGTAGGACCCTGTGGACCAACAGGTCCCTGCGGTCCCGTCTCGCCCTGCGGTCCCTGCGCTCCAGTGTCTCCTTTTGGACCCTGTGCTCCGTCAAATTCTCCGGACTCTTTTGCCTGAGCCAGTGCGGCATTGGTAGCGCTCTGCAAATCATCTTCGGTGAGCGCGCCCAGTCCCTCTGCCGTGATGGTTACGGCACCGGTCTGACCATTGACAGAGGAGACACCGGCAACACTACCGCCCTTTTCCAGGGCTTCAATGCGTGCGTCCAACTGCTCCCATGTCCGGATTTCGGTTGGCGTGTAGACGTAATCCGCCGGCTTCGGACGCGTCTCCAGCGGTACCGTTGCCACGTCCATTGTGTGGTCGGGCTCATATGCCCAAAACACGATGGAATTCGGCAGCTGCATCAGCTCCGGCGGGATTGCCACCTGCTGATCGGTGACCGGCAGCGGAACCGCCTTACCACCCCACTTAAAATGCACCTCCGGCACGTTTTCCGGCTCCGTGATGGTGATGGTAATGTCGCGGTCCCACTGGTAGACGCGGGATTCGCCATTAGATAGACTATACTGCATCGTCAGCCTCCCACTTTACCCATTCTTCCATCCAGACGTACAGCACACCGTCCTTGAGGTAGTAGGCGTTGTTGATGAGGGGCACACCCTCTGCGTACACAATCGGGTTGTCCACGGTACCCGTGGGGTGCTCCTGCTCTATGTACTCCTGCCGTACCAGCACGTCACCGACGTAGATGTTGCGCCAGTCAAAACCGATTTTGTCAGACTGCACTACTTCGGATTTGATGCCGCCCAGCGCCTGTACGGTGCTGAGCGTCTCCTGCGCCGACTGTGCAGCGGACGTACTGATACTCTCCGTGCTGCCGAAAATCAGCATAAGCGCTTCTGCTGGAGCCAGTGGCGCATCCTCAACGATGCTGTCCACCTCAGACCATGCAGCTGCATCCGTCTCCGCTGGCAGGTAGAGCGTTCCACTGATGTAGACCGCGCCGTTGGTCAAAAATTTACCCTCAGTTGCTGTAATGTTAATCATTTTGATTCCTCCTTAGCTTGCCACCTGAAACGCAATCGTGCCCGACGCCTGAAATTCGCCGGAGGTCTTCTGATAAATGGCGGTGCTTCCCAGCTTACTTGTGCCGGTGGTGCCGGTTTCCTGCCCCATAGCATAAAAGCTGCCGTTTTTGTTGCACTGCCAGCCGGTGAAGACGATATTGGACGCCGCCGTGTAGCCGGACAGGTCGCCGCCGCCGGCGGTGATGTTTTCCCCCGGGGTCAGCGGGCAGCCGGAAACCTTGATCCGCCCGGTGGTGCTGCCTGCAAAGGTGCCGTAGACCGAGAACGTGACCACCGCCATATCGCCGATTTTGATGTACCGCCCAGTCTGGATGGTATAGCTGGCAGCGCCGGACACCGTGGGGGTCCAGCTGCCGGAGGTGATGCCCAGAGCGCCGTTATTGAGGATGGTTTTCCATGCGCCATAGGTGACGCTGCCGCTGCTGTCGGTGTAGGCTTGCCGGACATACTCGTCCCCCTGCCAGGTGGTGAGCTTTTGCAGACGGTATTTCAGCGCGTGACCTGCAATGGCATCGTGGTCATCATAGCCGCAGGCATTTATCACCTGCATCGTAAACGCCGCACTGACGGGACTGTTCTGGATGGAAAAGCTGCCTTCGTCATAGGAATATTTGTAGTAGCCGCAGGCGGTGTAGTCATTCAAATCAGCGCCGGACGGGATATCGGTAAAATTCCACAGCCCTGCATTCTCAGGCATTGCGCCGATGGAAGCGGGGGTGACCGCTGCCAGCATTCCTGCAACGTCGCTTTTTGTCATCAGCTTCCACCACGCGCCAGCTTCCACAGTGCCGGAGCTGCTGGCGCTGACATACCGGTTATACTCGTTTCCATTGACAGCTATCAGCTTTTGTATCCGACAGTAATATGGTCTTCCTTCGATTGCACCGTTGTCGTTCAGACCCAATGCCTCGCTCACCTGTAACGTAAATGAATTGTCGCAGGGTCTGTTGGCAATCGTTTTAGCCTTCGAATCGCTGCTCACCCTGTAGTAGCCGCAGGCGGTGTAGTCATTCAAATCAGCGCCGGACGGGATATCGGTAAAATTCCACAGCC